TCTCCTCGCACTGAATCCACCGGGACACGCTCATGGCGTACTGCTCCACCATCTGCACGGTGACCAGCTTCTCACAGCCCCTCGCCTTCAGCCATGCATACGTTTCGTTGAAAACCTCCTCCGCCACCAGCTCCCGCCCGCTCTTCTGCGGGGACTTGAGGAAGTCCTTCACGGGCGGCACATTCACGCCTTCCAGTTCGGCCGGCTCCATCATCACTTCCGCCGTCTTCCCCTCGCTGATCTTCTCCGTGAGCGCCTTGGGCTTGCGCCCCGCCCCCGGCCTTGCGCCGCCCCGGTTGCTGCCGTCTTTTGCCACCGTTTTCACCCCGTTTCTTTGATTTCGTTTGAAAAAATGCTGCGGAAATCAAACGCTGCAGCACCTTGAAAGCCTTTATTTCAGGGAAATCTCCGGGCGGGCAATCCCCCGTTTGATTTCCGGTTTTTATGCGTGACACCCCACGCCCGTTCCACAGAAAATCTGCTGTAGAGATTCCGACCGCCCCTCCGGGTCAGCAGAAACCTCCACAGCATAAATCAACACAGCACCGATTCCCATAAAACAAATTAATGTTTATGCCACCTGTCACCGCGCTCCGCATGAATCCTTGCATGGCACGGCTGGCACAGCGACACAAGGTTTCCCTCGTCATGCGTGCCGCCCTCTGCCAGCGGCAGCTTGTGGTGTACCTCCTCAACAGGATGCAGCACGCCCTTCTTGTAGCACTCCTCACAGAACGGGTGCTTTGCGGCGTAGCGGTCACGGATTCTCTTCCAGGCACGCCCATACCTACGGCGTACAGCCGGGTCACGGTCGTACTTCTCGTAGCGGCGGTTCTCCTGTTTCTCATGCTCCTCACAGAACCTCCCGTCCGTCAGCTCCGGGCATCCGGGGAAGGAACACGGCCTCTTCGGTTTCCTTGGCATCTGCCTCACCTCCTTCGGGCATAAAGAAAGCCCCCGCAGGGCTGTTCCCACGAAGGCCGGCTGTCTTTATGCAGTTTTCGATGATAACAGTGTACCACGTCCAATATGGAAAATCGTCCGCGATTTTGGACATCAGCTTTTCCCATACAACAGCGTGACCAGTTTCTGAAGGGCTCGGTTCTTTTTCTTGTATGCGGATGTCCGCTCGATGTGGAAACGGTCGCAGATGTCGTAAACGGAATCCGTCTGCCTCTCCTCATCGGAATAAAAGGTTTCCAGCACATAGCGCTCATCCCTGGAAAGCTCCTCCCATGCCGGAAGGAACCATGCCATATATTCTGCCGCCTGACGGTAACGCTCCTTCAGCACATCAATCTCCTCGATGCCCTTTATCATCCTGTCCTCCACAGCATGGGGATTGTGCGTGCGGGGCATTCCGTCAGACTGCGGGCTGCTGACGCCGCCCATCTTCTCATATGCCGCCTTTATCTCATCATCCGTGTGTTCGATGATAAATTTCATATTGCTGTAATCCTTCAGCGCATCCACGGCCGCCGACCGTTTGTCAAGGTACTTCCAGATAATGCTCATAAGCCATGCCTCCAATCAAAATATATTTGCTTCCCCCGGATTTTCAAAGATTGTCATTGATTTTCATTGATTGGCTCTGATTTGCTTTTTGACTGGAGGCGGCTCTCCCCGCCTATATCTTAAGGTCTGCTTTCACCGCATCGATCAGTGCGGCCTGCGTGGTGTCCTTTTCGGATAACGCCTTCATGATCCGCTCGTCTATGGTGCCCTTGGTGATGATGTGCTGCACCACCACGGTTTCCGATTGCTGCCCCTGCCGCCACAGCCTAGCCACCGTCTGCTGGTATAATTCCAGTGACCAGGTAAGGCCGAACCACACAAGGGTGGAACCGCCAGCCTGGAGATTCAGGCCGTGTCCGGCGGATGCCGGGTGGATCAGCGCCACCGGGATCTCCCCGGCGTTCCATTTCCGGATACTGCTGTCCGTGTCCAGCCGGGAACATGGGATTTTCAGTTTGTGCAGCCGTTCCGTGATGCGTTCCAGGTCATGCCGGAACCAGTATGCCACAAGCACCGGCTTGCCGTTTGCCGCCTCGATGATGTCCTCCAGTGCGTCCAGCTTCCGCTCATGGATGGCGACCGTCTCCCCGGCATCCGTGTAGATTGCACCGTTTGCCATCTGCGACAGTTTCCCGGAAAGGGATGCGGCGTTGGCGGCTGTGATATCGCCGTCCGGCAGCTGCAGGACGAGGTCTTTCTTCAAATCCGCATAGTGCGAATCCTCCTTCCCGGAAAGATACACCGTGTATCTGGAATTTATCAGTTCCGGCATCTGCAGGTGATCGGTGGACTTCATGGAAATCGTGATGTCGGATATCTTGCCGTATATCTGTTTCTCCGCCCCAGGCAGCGGCTTGTAGGAAAACACCACCTGCCCGTTCTGCTTATCCGGCCGGAAGTAGGAAGTGCGGTACTGCCCGATGAACCGGCCAAGCCTCTCCCCCATGTCCAACAGCCGGAACTCCGCCCACAAGTCCATCAGTCCGTTGCTGCTCGGCGTGCCAGTCAGCCCCACGATGCGCTTTACTTTCGGTCGGACTTTCATCAATGCCTTGAACCGCTTCGTCTGGTGGTTCTTAAAGGATGACAGCTCATCAATCACCACCATGTCGAAATCAAACGGTATGCTGCTCTCGGAAATCAGCCACTGTACGTTTTCACGGTTGATGAGGTAAATATCTGCTTTCCGCTTCAGTGCTGCCAGCCTCTCCGCCGCCGTTCCGACCGCCACGCTGTACTTAAGCCCCTCAAGGTGATCCCACTTTTCAATTTCCGCCGGCCAACTGTAAGAAGCTACACGGATCGGCGCTACCACAAGCACCCTGTGGATTTCAAACCTGTCAAACATCAGGTCGTTGACTGCCGTCAGCGTGATGCTCGTTTTCCCTAATCCGCAGTCCAGGAAGATGGCGGACACCGGATGCGCCTCAATGTATTCTGCTGTAAATTTCTGGTATTCATGTGGACTGTATCTCATCAATCATCCCTCCAATCTGCGACTCGTCATCCAGTACATACACTTTAAATCCCAACTGCCGCAACAGCCTGTGCCGGGAAAGCTGCAGGGGGCGGGGCTTTTTCCCAGGAGCCTTTACCTCCACGAACGCCATTTTCCCATCCGGGAGAAGTGCCAGTCTGTCAGGCACCCCATCAAAACCGGGCGATGTGAACTTTACTGCCAAGCCCCCGGCGGCCTTGACTGCCGCCCTGAATTTCTGCTCTATGGTCTTCTCTCTCATGCAAATGCCTCCAATCCCTTTATTTTTCAAGCATTCCAGGCTTTCGGGTGACGGTCGGTGACACCCGTACCTAAAACTCCTCTATAAGTGATTTTTTACTGAAAAAACTGCCCTAAAGGGGGTTTATACCAAGACCATCACCGACCGTCACCCTTAAGCCTGTCAGTCCGCAAAATCAGTGGGTTTCAGGCGCATTTTCAAAATATATGCCCCGTCCTTTTTCTTCTGTTTTTTGAAACCCGCAGACTCCAGCGCATTATAAAAATCAGCCGTGCTTCTTGTATACTCGCCCGTCCTCAGACAATAGCTGCGGTATTCCTGGTAGACCTCCCCGGACTTCGCCGTGTAACCCGGCGCCATTTCACAGCACTCACTCAGGAAATGCCCAAGCCAGTCATTATCCTCCCGGTAGGATTTGATGGCTTCCTCCACGCAGGCCGGAGAAGGGATGTGGAAGTTACGGCTGATTGCCTTTTGCGCACCCTCAATGATCCACGCCATGACCGCCGGCGCTGCCTCCGAAACGAGGAAATCGGCATAGTTCTTCACATCCCCCGCTCCCTCTATCCTGGCATGGAACGGGATCACGATTAAACGCCGCCATGTCCCAGGGTCATTCGCTCCCACCCTTGGCAGGTGGTTGGTATAAAGCACGAGGGTGTGGCTCGGCGTGAAGGAAAACGGGTCCTTATACTTTTTCTCCGCAAAAATCTCATCCGTGGAACACATCTGCTTCACCACGGAGGTGTTCAGGCGCATCCCTTCCTCCAGCTCCGCAGCAATAATAAGCCGTTTGCCCTTCGCCTCGGCAAGTTCCGGCTTCACGTTCCGCTTGCACCCGACCGTGAGGGTGTCGGCGGACATATTCCCGCTGTAGGTTCCAAGCACACGGGCTATCGTGTTCCAGAAGGTGGACTTCCCGTTCCTCCCTTCCCCATAGGCAATGACCAGCGACTCCATGTAGACACGCCCCACCGCCGCCATGCCCACGATCTGCTGCACATAATCAATCAGCTCCTGGTCCTTGCAGAAAATAGTGTTTAAAGAATCCAGCCACAGTTTCTCCCCCCTGCCGCCGGGAGCTGCCGCCGTTATTTTTGTGATATAGTCCTCCGGGCTGTGGTCACGCTTCCCATCCAGCCCGTCCGGGAGGTAATAAGTGCCGTCCGGCGTGTTCAGAAGGAACCCGTCTTTATCCAGGTCAGACACGCTGATCTCCAGCATCGGCTTTGCCGCCTGCAGTGCGGAAACCACATACTTCATGTCCCTGCGTTTCATCACGAACGCCCTATACGCCTGGGCGGACACATACGCAAGGTAGGCGTCCATCTGCCCACCGCTGATTTTCTTCTCCAGCGACTTGCCGCCGGAGGTGATGGCATCCTCTGAAATGCCCGTGTCCATAAGAGCCTGTTTCGCCCGCGTGATTTCATCCTTGGCGTCCGCAAGCTGCAGGTCAAGGAACTCCTCCGCCGCGCCAACCGCCTGCTGCTTCGACTCCACCCAATACTGCCCGCAGAAACGCAGATAGTCCGTGGCCGCTGTGTAGCGAAGCTCCACACCGTACTCCCTGGTCAGCACCTTCGCCTGCCCAATGTCAGAATAATCCCCAGGCTTTAAAGATTCCCGCCCGAACTCGTCATTGTACGCATCCGGCGCCACATAGCCCTCCTGCCCCTGCACCTTTTCCGCAAAACGGCAGGCGCTCTGCCAGATCATGGCAAGCTCCGCATCCTCCAGCGGCGGATTGCACTTTACCGCCTCCTCCATGAAAATCTCATGCGCCCGTTCCGTTGCACCGTACCGCTTCACCACGCGCCCCGCGAAATGGGACATGGTGGCGTTCCGCTGCCCCTGCGGTATCTCCCTACCGCCCTGGGGCTTCACGATGCAGTCAATGGTGATCTCGCCCTCATGCCAGAGGATAGAATCCGCCTGGCTGCCATAAATGAACCTTGCACAGTCCAGCGCCTTTGCATCGAAGAACGGGAACTTCTGCTGTATGGCTTTCTTCAGCGCCGCGCACGCCTCCCCATCCGTGACCGGGTCATGCGGGAAGTACGCATGGAACCTCGGCCTTGCGGACTTGCCCTCCTTCGGCTTCATGTTGTTCCGGCTCGGCACCACAGCGAACGCCACGTCCTTCCCGATTTTTTCTTCCAGGTTTTCCGGATGAATCCAGTCCGCCGGATTGTCGGAATGGGAATTGTCGCAGTCCATCACGTCCACATCGCAGGAGAGGAAGTTATCCCCGCTCCTGCGGCAGCCCTTGAATTCCGCACACACATGGTCGAACGCCACCACCTCCATGCAGTCGTCCTCATTGTCAATGACACGCCTGTTGGGGTAAAGGCTGTTCTTTGCATTCCCCCTGCAGTTCGCCGTGTAAAATGTCATTTTCATGTCCTGCTTACCTCCTCACATTGCTCCGTGAAATAACGGATGGGCATATCCCGCTTTTCCGCTTTTTCTATCTCCGCCGCCATCCCCGTGGATATGGTGTTTCCGAACACCCAAAGCTGCTCGCACTTCCCAAGCAGCACCATGCCCATGAACATCCCGATTGCCCGCTCCGCAGGCTTCCCGTCATCCAGGAACTGCGGGAACAGCAGGTGCGGCGCAAACGGGATCGCGCCGTTCTTTACCGCAAACCTGCTGTACCGCCTCGCCTTCTGCGTGTTGCCTGACCTGTCCCCGGCAAACGGGGAGCATATATAGACAAGCGGCCGGTATGCCCGCTTTGCCGCCCTTTCCTCCTTCCTGATCCCCGACAGCGCCGCATGGCTCGTCGGGTCGCTGTATCCCTCACTGTTGTATCTGCTGATTCCCATAAAATCTACCTCCATCCTGCCTGCGCCGGCTTTCCCGGACTGTGTCCGCAGGCTTGTAAAACGGGCAGTCCCTCCCGCCAAAGTCATTGTCCTTTAAGCAGGTGCAGACGCCGCCCCTGTTTGCGAAACAGTCGCCGTGTGTCCTGCACCCCTGCATTGCCGCTCTGCTCATTCCTCTCTGCCTCCTGAAATCAATTTGATATTATTTTCCATCCGTCTGCGGAGGGTTTTCGTCTTGTTGAGCTGCGCCCTCCAGTGCCGGTACACAGACGCCTCCTCTGAAAGCCCCTCCATTTTCTGTTTGTACATTTCGCAGAGCGCCTTGTACCCGTCCGCCAGCTCCCGCAGCTCCGAGAGCAGCTCCGCCCTTGCTTCATCGGAGCAGTATGAATTGATGAGCCTTGCAACCTTTCTCATCGCCGGCATTTTGCAGGGGAAGAATGCCTCCACAATAAGCTCCATGTATCCCGTCCCGTATTCAATCCGCAGCCGTTCCATCATGCACCCCCTGCCTAATCCTTCTGGTAAAACGAACACTCGTAACCATCCGCCCGGAGCAATAAACCTTTCGCCCAGGGCGGCGTCCTTCCCATCTGTTCGCAGACGGCGGGAAGGGACATCCTCCTGTCTGCCTCGATGATGATTTCATCATGGACGTGTGCCACGACTGAGCAGGTTCGAAGCGTCCGCATGGCATAGCACAAAATATCCCGGCTGACCGCCTGCACGATGTTCTCCACGAACTTGGGGCCATAGCTTTCCAGCCGCTCCCATTTCTTTGTGCCACCAACGCCCATGTATGTGACAGACTCCCCACCAAACTGGTTCTCGCCAATCCTCGGCTTCACATAGGCAAGCCGCCGCCCGGAAAAAAGCGTGATGAACAGCATCCCGCTCTGGTAATCGAAGCGGATACCGTGTGTTTCCGTTGGCACTCTCTTTTTGATGCATTCCTTCACCGCACGGTCAACCGCCCACCAGAATTCCGTGATGCTTGGGTTGGAATCCCGCCATGCCGACACAAGCGGCTGCAGCTCTTCCTCCGCAAGCCCCATCTCCAGTGCGCCCATGGATATCAATGCCCCGACTGATCCGCCATAGCCGAGGGCCAGTTCCGCTATCTTGCCTTTCTGCCGCAGATGCCCGTTTACGCCATGTTTCTCAACAGGCACATGGAACATCTGGCTTGCCGAGGCGCAGTAAATGTCACCGCCTCCCTCGAACACCCTAAGACGCCACCGCTCCTCGGCGATCCAGGCGATCACCCTCGCCTCGATTGCGGAAAAGTCCGCCACGATGAACTTTCTCCCGTCCTGCGGCACAAAAGCCGTGCGGATGAGCTGCGAGAGCGTATCCTGGATATCCTCATAGAGCATGGCAAGGGCTTCAAAATCCCCGGCTTTTACCAGCTCCCTTGCCTGCACCAGATCCGGGATATGGTTCTGCGGGAGGTTCTGCAACTGTATAATGCGCCCGCTGTACCGGCCGGTTCTGTTAGCACCGTAAAATTGAAACATTCCGTGCGCCCGGCTGTCCGCGCATACCGCATTCTCCATCGCCTGGTATTTCTTCACGGAGGATTTGGCAAGCTGCTGCCGGAGCGTCAGCACAGTTTTCAAAGGCTCCGGTGCATCCTTCAGCAATGCGGCCACCGCCTTTTTATCCAATGAGTCCGTCTCCATCCCGTTCTCCAAGAGCCACTGCTTCATCTGCTGCACGGAATTAGGGTTCTCCAGTTCCGTCAGTTCCTTCATCGCCACAGACAGTTCCGCCTTGGAACGTCCGTCCATGGCGATTGCGTTCCTGACCATCTCCATGTCCACGCCGATGCCCCGGTCGTTGATCTCCTGGTCCTGCTGGTATTCCTCCCACACAAAATCCGGCACGGGGAACTTTGAAAGCCTCTGCTGTATCTGCATCTCCGCCTCCACGTCACGAAGGTTGTATGCCTTGAACCGCTCCCATTTCTCCCGGTCATGCTCCGGCAGATTCCGTGTCCGTCCGCCGTTTGCCTTGGTCGGCTTGCACGGAACACAGAAATACCGGATCAGGTCTTTTCCTTCTGACAATTTCTGCTTTTCCAGCCCAAGCACTGTGCCAACATTCTCCAAAGACAGCGGAAGGCCAAGGGTGGCAGACCAGACCATGGAGCATTTCCACGATTCCGGCTCCAGCCATTCCCCAAGGTAATTTGACAAACACACCCTCTCGAACATGGCGTTGAACGCCCATTTCGTGACGGACTCATCGGGAAGCGCCGCCAGTATTTCCGCAGGGATTTCCTCCCCGCAGGCAAGGTCAACAACCTTCACATCCCCGCCATCCACGCTGTATCCGAATAATAAAATCTCAAAGTTCGGCGAAGAAGAATATTTATAAACACCGCATTTAGATAAATCCACATCGCTGTACGTCTCGATATCAATTTCGATAGACTTCAATTCCACCAGCTCCTTTCACCGCCTTAAGGGCGGCAGGGAAAAGGCAGACGCCCCTCCCCGCCACCCGGCAGTATATCCCCGCTATGCCGTCAGGAGAGGAAATCCTCCTCGTCCCCGTCCTCATCCGCAAAGTCATCCTCCGCACGGGAACGCCCGCCAAGCGGCTCCCCGTCACGGATTTTCTGTAAATTGTTCAGCCCGCAGGCGATACCCTTATTCCCGTTGGAATTGAAGGCATAGAAATTGATGCTCGCCCTGCCGTATACGCCGCTGTACACCTCGGAATGGTCCAGGATCGGCTGCCGGTCCGCGTCCACGATTCCCGGAGCCGTGGAGCTGTTGGCATTGACGAAATACGAATCCGCATAAGCTTCATCATCCGGGCGCTCCACGTCCCCGTCACGCAGCGGGGTCTTCAGAACGGAAAGGGCAGGGACGCTCCTGCCGTTCCCCTTCAGCTTCGCCTCGCCCTCGCGGTACGCCGCCTTGATTGCTTCCTCGATCCTGGCAATGGTCTTCTTATCCGACTTCGGGATGATGAGCGACACGGAGAACTTCGGCGTGCCGCCGTTGATTGCCTTCGCTTCCCATGCGTTGCAGTAGCTCCACCGGGTGTTCGGCCCGGTGATTACTTTTGTTGGATTGTTGGCTGTGTTTGACATATGATTTTCCTCCTAAATTTCATTCAGTTTTGCATATTCGCCAAAATAACTCTTTGCCGCCTCGTTATACGCGAGGGCGGCTTCCTCTTCCGTACCGTAAAGGCCGATGTGTTTCTCCCTGCCGCCTATCATGATCCTGCTGCGCCATTTATGCTTATCCCTCATATACGAAACGCCCTTGAACCGGGATGTGCCGTTTTCCACCCGGTGCTTGCGTGTATTGAACGCATTCTGCTGGTGCGTGACAAACCGGAGGTTGCCCCTCCTGTTATCCAGCCTGTTCCCGTTAATATGGTCAACGACAAACCCCCGCGGCGGCTTTCCAAGTATTGCGTGGTGCATTTTCAGATACACCATTTTCCCATTCTCCCGGAATCCCCGCATTGCATAGCCGGCTTTGCTGCAGCTCCAGTGGTGGATGCCCAGCCTTTCATAATCCGCATCATCCACAATTGCCGCCTTCCCCTTTGCCAGCGGTATCTCCCTCACTTCTCTTCCTCACGGAAATCCTGCTCTGCCGTGTTCATTTCCGGGCGCTTATCCGTCTCAAGCACAAGGACGGGCTTGCCCTGCGGTTTCTCCACAAGGCCCTTCAAAATCTCCGCAAACTTCTTCTTGCCCAGCAGCTTCTCCATGGCCGTGATGCCTAAGAGCTTCGGCTCATACGGGTCGAAGCCAGCCTTCTTCACGGTATCCGCAACGGCATCCTCGTCCGTGTACTTCCGGTTCGACCTCCCGGCCACCACCTTGAACCCGGCATACTTCACGCCAGAGAGCGCCTGCTGCAAAGCGAACTCCTTCACATCCGCCGCCCATGCCGCCAGCTCATCCGCTTTCACGAGGATTGCCGCAATCTCGTCATCCTCCAGCGTGGCGGGCATCTCGAAGTCATACTTCGCAAGCTCAGGTTGTATTCCGCCCGTTTCCTGCAGACCGCCTTCGCCTTGCAGAATTTGCAGTGTTCCCCGGCGCAGAACTCGCCCTCCCCGGCATAGGCCAGCTTCGCCCTTTCGGTAAGCTCACCCTCCGCCCACTGGAGAAGGTCCTCTTTCGCCATCCCATACACGCTGACGTTCTCCCGGCGCGGCTGGTAGATCGCCATGCGGACGGCGTCAATGTCATAGATGCCGTCGAACAGCTCCAGCGCGCCCAGGGCATACAGCATCATCTGCGGATTCCTCTCTGCGGAGACCTCCACGCCCTTGCCGTGCTTGTAGTCAATGATATACAGCGTCCCATCTGCAATAATCACGCAGTCGCCGGTGCCGAAGCCCTCCTCCACATACCGGGAGAAGTCCAGCCACTGCTCGATCAGCACCACAGGGTCTTTGCAGGTTTTCTTTGCCTCCTCCACCAGCGAAAGGACATACTCCGCATAGCCGCAGGCGCATTCCTCCATCTCCTCATCATAGAAGGAAAGCCCCTCCGTCGGGTCTGTGGTTTCCATGCTAAGTGCCTGCTTCAGCTTGTGTTCGCACAGGCTGTGGGCGTCGGTGCCCTGCTGTGCGTATTCGCTGCCCGTATCCTCATAGTTCTCACAGAGCCTTGCAGACGGCGGGCAGGCAAGCCACCGGTGGCTGGAGGATGCGGACAGTAATGCGTGTCTTCCCATCACAGCACCTCCGCTTCCGCAAGCAGCGCAGGATACTCCGCCGGGTCGATCTCAGACAGCTTATCTGCGCCATGCTTTGCAAGCAGTTCTCTCACTTCCTCCGTGTGTCCGGAGCGCGACTTCTCCGCCAGCACCGCGCGGACTTCCTCCAGCGTCAGCGGCTTCTCCTCCGGCTGCTTTGCCGCCTTTGCGTCCTTCTTTGCCGTGTTCTTTGCAGCCGCCTTCCCATTCTTTCCTGTTTTCTCCTGCTCCTTCGTGGCCATCAGCTCTGCATTGGCCTCCCCATTGTCTGCCACTGCATCCGCAACGGCCTGCAGGCTGTCCGCAAGGGAACGCAGATCCCCGATGACATCAAGCAGTAACTTCACTTTTCCCATGTACGTTTCCTCCTTCCATGATCTCACTGACTGCCAGCTCCCGGACGGAATCTCCCGGAACGATGATGGTCAGCCTCCGCTTCTCCCCAAGGAGGAAGCGCAGGAAACGCTCCCTCACGGAGATATGGCGGCAGCTCACTATCCCGCAGGATGCCGGCTCCTTTGAAACACTGATCCTCAATGTGTGTTCCATGCCCATGACCTCCATTTCCGAAGGGCTGTATTTTCGCCCCTCACATATAAGCCACGGGAAACGGAAAACTGAACCCCCTAATCCATAAATTTTTTTAAGGCCGCATAGATTTTCTTCATCCTGCCGGTTATGGCGCGCTCCGACACCCCATCCTCGGCGGCAATGTCCTTCTGTTTCTCACCATTCCAGTAGATGCGGCGCAGAAGCTCCCTCTGCTGCGGCTGCAGCCTGCCTATGGCCGCTGTAAGCCTCTCAAGCTCGTCCTTCCTGGCAAACTCCTCCGGCGTGTCCCGCCCCGAATCAAAATAACGGTCTTCCGGGTCAACCGCTGACAGCAGGACATGGCGGCGTGTTTCCTTCCGTTCTACCTTTTCCCCTTCATTTTTCATCTCCAGCATAAATTCGGCGAGGCTACCGTCCACTTCAATTTCCGTCACAGTCCCATCCACAAACTTGTATTCAATTTTCATTCAGATTCCCTCCAGTCTTGAAATTTGGTTAAACAGTTTCAAGACCGGAGCGGCGGCGCACGCGCCCTGTAAGGCGGCTGATGCCTGCGTTTCAGGACGCAAAAAAAGCGCACCGGCAGAGCGTCCGGTACGCCCGTAATTAAAACTAAGTGTCTTTTTGTATTCTTATTGGGAAAGAGATAGAAATGTGTCGAATAAAAAAATTCCGCAGTCCCCCTGGAGGCTGCGGTATGTACAGAAAAAATATGATGTCTGGCCGTGGGTATCGGGAGCCAGTTCCCCGCTCGTGCCATGCCCATGGTATCCCCTTTCCTGGGGACAGCATTTCGTTCCGGCTTCCCCGGCGCCTGCCGGTGCCGCCCTCCGGAACCATCCCTCGGTATGGCCTGTCCTTTCCTTGAACAGCAGAAAACACCCGGCAAAGAGCAGCCGTCCCGGCTGCTTTTATCGGGTGTCCATATCGTCTGCCTCCTCCTGGGTGGTTTTATACTGCCTGCCCTGCAGGCAGCATTTCCTTAAAATAAGCTGTGTTTTTCTGCTTTTAAAGACAAAAAGGGCGTGCTGCAATCCACATCTATTGTGAAACGCAGCACGCCCTCCAATATGTATCGCATTCCTTTTACCGTTTTTATATGTATTGCGGGATTTCCAGCACCGTCCTGCCCGGCGGCATTTCCTCAATGTCAAGGATGTGCCGCCCGCACTTCGGGTTCGGGCATCTGATCCTCT